TTGCTTCCATGATTGGTGCTTTAGCTACAACCTCTGCTGCCTTTTGACTTATTATCATGTCAAGCTGTGGGTCTATATCATCAAATTTAAATTTAGGATCACGAACATCAGGCATATTTGGTAATGTCATATTAATTCCTGCTTGCATTCTTTGTCTGTACAGTAATGCTACATGCTCTGCTATATGTGCTATTAATATTGGTAATAACCCTCTCGTGCCTTGATTACCTCCTAATGATGGGTCTTGTATAAATTGTAGGTGAACTGCTATGTGTGATTCGTGATCCTGCTCTGGAAATGCTCTAATAGGTTTACCATACATAACTGACATATTTTCATCTATAGGATCAAGACGTGAACCTTTTTCTGGCTCTTTTAAAATCTCATCTATGTTATTAATCCTAATAGCTTCAAGCATTCTTTTGTTAGCTTCATATTGATCGTATAATTTAGGATTAGCATTAGCCATCTGTAATATTGCTTGTCCTTGTGCAATTCTTTGTGCTGTACTAAATATGTTTGGATCACTAACAGGAATAATATCAATTTTATCATCAAAATCTTTTGCAAATATTATAGAGTTTTTTCCATGTGCTGAAAATTTGACTTCGTCATTTAAGTAAATAGCATTTAATTTTGCTAGTAATTTAAACTCCTGTCCTTGCGAATAGTGTAGTCTTTTATGTATCGCACTAAATGCCTTGCTGCCTTGTTCTATTAAAGCTACAGTAGAGCCTACAGGTGCATTAGGGTTTACATCACCTACATTTAAATCTGCTGTACTTGCAAATCTTCTTCCTGCATCTTGTATCGCATTCATCAGTTGAAATAATGTACTTGATGGTTCTTTAAATGGTAATGGCATTATGGCTTTATTTACATCGTCTACAGTAGCATCAAGGTCTGCAAACTCTCCTGGATTTATCTGCATTTCACCACCTGTAACTCTGCCTTTTAATTTAAATCCACCTTGCATATTTGCAAATGCAGCTGAATCTAATAATGCTCTTAATGCACCAGTTGCAGCCTTACCTAAACCACCTATCATATGATATAAACCAAAACCATAAAATCCAGTGCTTGGTAAAAATTTATAACTTACAAACCAATCTCTTCGTTTCTTTAGTTCATCATCTTCGTTCCAGTTTCTTCTAATTGCTACTATCTTTTCAGCATCAAGATCAATAGTTACAACATAAGGTAATGCAATTAAATCTTTATCATCTACATCTTCTATACCATCTATGCCATCAAACTTTTCATACACATGCATTTCAAGTAAAGTCATCATTTCATCTGAACTATCTCCATAAGGCTCAACACCTTCGATTTTACTTCCTGTATCTCCACTTGGATCGCTATCGTCAGAGGTATAATCGCTTTGTAAATACAAACCAGTTTCTACATATTTATTATACTCATTTTTTGGCATTCTTATTACATGAGTATATCTTGTAGCTGTAAATAAATCTTTTGCCTCTGGTGATACAACAAAATCTTCTGCTTTCACAAATTGTGAACATTGTCTATCTAAATTTGAATCCCACCAAACTTTCTTAAAAGTATGACCGATTAATGGTAATTGAAATAACATTTGATCAAGATCAGGAAAATATTCAGGCATTTGTTGAGTAATCTGATAGTTCATAAAATCTCTTACTCGTTTGGCTTGTTCTTCTAAATCTTCATTAGGTTCACCAATTATAACTGTTTTAACAGGACCACCACTTGGATATAATTCTGCTATTGCTCTAGCATTAAATTGTGTTGCAGCTTCTGATATTAGTGGGTGTATTACTGTAGATAAACCTCTACTGGCTCTTTGTTCTTCTTCTTCTTCTTGACCACCTGTAGGATCAAGTGTTTCTAAACCTTGCTTGTATCTATCTTCCCACTCTGATCTTGCTGATCTATCTGCTTCATAACTATGTACGAGATGACCTGCTTTTTTAACAAGTTCATTTTCATCTATTGTTTCTGCTAAATTTTCATTAAATGTAGTGTCTATTTCTTTTACTTGGTCTAATGCAGGGTCGCCTATTAGAACTTCATTATTGCCTATTTCTTCTATTTGAAAGTCATCTGATGGCATGCTTTCTGCGAATGGTATTACCTTTGGTTCTTTAGCCATAAATGGTCATCCTCTTTTCTTCTTTTACGTCATCTTCGTCGTAATCTGTTGTATGTGTAATAAACCAACCTTTTCTTAATCTTAACCATGCTTGTGTGCATGTGTCCACTATATCATCATTATCCCCTGCTGGAAAGACAGAACATATATCAATTAAATTTTTTGCCCATTTCTTACCTCTAGGATAAAAAATTCTACCATCTTCCAATAAAGCACTACTTGCATGTGCTCTAGCTATTTTATCCCTATCTGGATTATATGCTAAAACTGGTATCCCTGCCATTCTTAAATCTTGTAATAAACTTTGACCACTTGCTTTTTTTTCTATTAATACTGCATCTGGTTGCCAATCTTCGTATGCTTCTTGAGCAAGTTTTCTTAAATCAGGATAGGACACTTTATCGTACCACATTTCTATTACTATGGCATTAACTTGTCCATCTTTTTTAAATATTCCCCAAGTTGTTCTTGCACTATAACTGCTTGTTTCTTTCGTACTAAAAGCTGTATCGTATGATTGTACTACATATTCTATATTAGGTAAATCAGGTTCTGACCATTCTTGCCACCATTCTGCTCTTAATATTCCACCACCTTTTGGCATTGGTCTTTGTTGTAATTGTCCTGCACTAGCATATGTTCCTAAACTTTTTTCTAGTGTGCTGAGTGTCTTTTCATCTACTCTTGACTCCCAAAGTAAATCACCTTCTTTTTTTCTAGGGTCAATAAATCCTAAAGTTGATTTTGTTATTGTTGGGTGATTAACTTCATATCTTGCTGGCAGACATAAATGATCCCATTCTGTAAACTCGTTTGCTAAAATATGTCCTGTTAAATCATTTTCATGTACTCTTTGCATAATAATTATAAAAGCACCATTTTTAGGATCATTTAATCGTGTTTGCATAGCTTGATCCCACCAATCCAAAACACTTTCTCGTACTTTGGCAGATTCAGCTTCCCTAACATTATGTGGGTCATCTATTACAATTATGTCGCCACCCTCTCCTGTTAGTGCACCATCTACTGATGTTGCTATTCTATATCCAGTTTGGTCGTTTTCAAATCTTTGTTTTTGGTTCTGATCTGTAGTTAGTTTAAATTGTTCGCCAAATGTATTCTTATACCATTGACTGTCAATTAATCTTCTGCATTTTACACTATCTCTTATGGATAACATTAGAGCATATGATGCAAATAAAAACTTTTTAGTTGGATCAACAGTCCAAGCCCATGCTGGCAAAGCGACAGAAACTGATATAGATTTCATGTGTCGTGGTGGTATATTAATAATTAATCTTTTAATGTCACCATTTACAACTGCTTGTAAATGTTCTGATATTGCATCTATATGCCAGTTGTCATCAAATATGCGATTTGGCTCAATTGTTTGCCATGCTTCTGTGATGAATAATTTTAGGGAGCGTCTCATTCTCTCTGCTCTCACTTGATTCAACGACAGCATATTTAAGTGCTCTTTCAATAATGTCGAGGTCTTCATCTGTTATTTTTGTTAAATCTAACACCTTTCTTTCTTCTATGTGAACATCTTGCAATATTTCTTGTCTATCTCTTTGACCTAATAATTGTTTACCTAACCATATTGCCATTGTTGGATTATTTGTTTCGTCCATTATTTGTATTTGTTTTCTTCTTAATGATAACTTACCTTCGTTTCTTCCTTTATCTATTGCATTTCTTACATTTTCATCATTTGTATATTTATCTTCCAGTGTTCTTAAAGGTATGTCAAAAAATGCAGCAATTTCTGGCATAGTACAGTTTAGTCTACAAAGTTTTTGTAACTCCAATAAATTTAATTGTATTTTCGGTCTGCCAACTTTTTTGGTTAATTTTTTGGTTTTATTCGTCATAATCAAATTGTTCTATTTCTTTTAAATCTTTGTGCTTTCTAATAAATAAAGGTGATTGGTCGCCAAGATGTTGATTTAATAAGTTAAAATTTACATAATCTAATGCATCAATCTCGTCATCTATACCTTTCCAAGACATTACTATTTTAACACATTTTTCAAAATCATAAACTAAAACTGGTTTTTCACGACCAACTGTATTTAAACAAACACCTACAATTGCCTTTTCAAAACCATCTGCACTTAACATTTAATTTTCTTTCGTTTTTTTTTTATATACCACGAAAATTATCTTTTGCAAATATTATGAACCATAAGTAAAATATTTAATTGTGTTATGTAAACCATCTTCCAGTGTGTAATATGGCTTCCATTTGTACATACTTTGTAATAATTCAATATTAGGTTTTCTTTGTTTTGGATCATCACTTGGCAAATCTTTGTAAATTATTTTGCTTTTTGATTCTGTTAAATCCAAAACTTTATTTGCTAATTTATTAATAGTAAATTCTCTAGGATTTCCTATGTTAATTGGCAATTTAATTTTATCTTGATTTTGATAATATGAAATAGAACCTTGCATTACTTGTTTAATTCCTCTTACCATATCTTTAACATAACAAAAACTACGTGTCTGGCTGCCATCACCATAGATGGTTATATTTTCATTTTCTAATGCTTGATTTATAAAATTAGATACTACTCTGCCATCATCTTTTGCCATATTAGGACCATAAGTATTAAATATCCTAACAATATTTACATCTACATTATATTGTCTTTGATAGTCCATACATAAGGTTTCTGCACATCTTTTACCTTCGTCATAACAAGCTCTTATACCTATAGGATTTACATGACCCCAATAATCTTCTGACTGTGGGTGTATTTTTGGATCGCCATAGACTTCACTTGTTGATGCTTGCAACATTTTTGCTTTAGTTCTTTTTGCCAAACCAAGCATATTTATAGTACCCATGACACAAGTTTTTGTTGTTTGTACTGGGTCTTTTTGGTAATGTATTGGACTTGCAGGACATGCAAGATGATATATTTCATCAACTTCTAAATATAATGGAAAGGTTACATCATGCAAAATAAATGTAAAATTAGGTAATTTTAAAAATTTATATATATTTTGTTTTGATCCAGTAAATAGATTATCAACACATATTATTTCATTGTCATTTCCATATAATAGTTCTGCAATAAGGTTGCTTCCTATAAATCCTGCTCCGCCTGTTACTAATATTTTTTTCATACTATTTTCCTTTTTAATTTAAAATCAACTGTTTTTGGTGTTTTATCTTTTGCATATTTTCTTACTAATTTATTTTTTTCAAACACTTTATAATTAACGTGATGATGCCATCTATTGTATTTTCTAGTTAATTTTGCATATTGTGGATATTCTCTCACCAACATATTGGATTTTTCGAGCATGCTTTTACTGTAACTTTCTTGTGTATACAAATCTTCATTGCCACCTTTTACTGTCATGGTGGTCATTTTTTCTTGTAGAAACATATTAAATAAGATTGTGCAATAACCCTTATGTAAAATATCTAAAGATAATATTGTATCTTCATTATATCTTCCTCTCCATCTAAAAGGGATATCATTCTTAATAAAGTTACATGAATATATACGAGAGTTTAAAAAGAATGGTGGTTTACTAATTCTTGCAGGGTGGAAGAATGTATAATGTGGCCCTGCCATATAAACATTTTTATATCTTAAAACAAAATCTTCCATTGCTGTTAGTATTTTACCATTTCTACATACAATTTTTTCATTGTTGTTTAATATTTTAAATGTTTTAATATTATCGTCCATAATCCAATGGTAATCGTAACCCATTTCTATAGATTTTTGCCAAATAAAGTTTCTTGCAGGACCACTACCAGTTGATTTTGTTGTTCCTTCATTATCGCAATAATCATAATTTTTTTTAAAATTCATATCTAAAGTAATTATTTGCTTTTTATCTAAACCATGCTCTTTAAAATTTTCTGCATACAAATCATACTCTTGTGGCTCAACAACAATAAAGAAATCCATTCCCATGTTGTTAAGACATAAGGGTGTCATTAAGGTGTTATACCTACCTTTGCTTGGTATAAATATTGGATATCTTTGCTTACTCATAGATTTTATTTTTTGTATCCATTGTTTCTTGTGGTGGAAACCATAGTGTTTTAGTTTTTTCTGTAACAGGTTGATTAATTAAATTTGCAAATTTTTGTCTATCTTTATCACATGTAAAGTGTACAAATATTGTTGAATCTGGTGTTTTATCTCCTTGTGTAAAATCAGGCATATTGTCCCATTCACCTGATATATCTTTTACAGTGTTTGTATCTATCATAGGTAATATTTCTGATTCATCAAAACCTAAAATATCAAGGTCAAAGTCCAAACCATTTAAATCTTTTACTTGTTGCCATAGCAAATCATAATCCCAATTAGAATTCAGTGTTAATTTATTATCTGCTATTATAAATGCTTTCTTTTGTATTTGTGTTAAATCTTTATGTTGAACAATAGGCAGTTTATTCATCTTTAATTTTAATGCAGCCATGTATCTGCCATGACCAGCAAGTATGGTAAAATTTTCATCTACTGCAATTGGCATTCTAAAACCAAATTCTTTTATCGAATTTGCAATTTGTTCTATTTGTTCATTTGAATGTGTTCTTGGATTATCTTTAAATGGTTTTATTTTATCCTTTTCTATTAATTGTATATTTAAATCTTCAACAATATTTGACATTTATATTACTCCATAATGCAGGTTTATTATTCCATAATTTTGTTTTAATTTTTTTATAACCATTTTCTTTTAATAATAGATTAAATCTTTTACTTATTTTGGTTTGATCTATTGGCAATTCATCTTCTAGATTTTTATAAGTTAGAAAATGCCCATACGAAACTGTATTAAAAGAGTTTGCAATAAAAAAATATCTTGGTCTTTTTTGTTTTATAATATCATTTACTTCATCTAAACAATTTTCGATGTGTTCAAAATATTCAGAAGCAAAAATCAAATCGACATCTGGTAGCTTGTTATAATGATTTACTATATTAAAATTATGTTTTTTGGATAGTTGTTCACAAAATTTATATTGAATTGTATTATCTAAATTGGTTGCAGTTACATTTGCTTTAGGAAATATTTGTTTTAATGCTACTGATGTTAAACCAAGACCACAGCCTAAATCTGCAATATTATTTATATCTTTTAAAAAATTGTATATAGAATTTTTTTCATCTAATGAATTATGTTTTAATATTGATTTAATATATTTACGTGAATAAAGAATCCAACATACCCATAAATCAGTAAAGTAATATTTATGATCGTATAAATTAAAAGCAGGGTCTGATTTTTTTAATGATTGATACCAATTATCTATTAAAAACTTTTGAAAAGGTGCATTATCATAATCTTTGATGGCTAATTTT